GCCGCCACGGCGATGTTCTTCGACCTGAAGGCGGACGCCGCGTCGGGCATGCAGAGCGCCATCGAGAGCGTGGTGGCCTTCGGCAACACCGCCGCGAACACCTTCGAAGGCGCCTACGAGGCGATCAAGGCGATCTGGGGTCTGCTGCCCGCCGCCATCGGTGATCTGGCGTTCCAGGCGGCCAACAGTCTGGTCGATGGTGTCGAGGCGATGCTGAACGGCGTGGTCTCGCGCATCAACGGCTTCATCGGCGGCATCAACCAGGGGCTCGAAGCTCTCGGGTCGGAGCGGCGCATCTCGCTGGTGCCAGACCTCGACCTCGGCGAGATCGAGAACCGCTTCGAGGGCGCGGCCAGTGCCGCCACCACGGCGGCACAGGCTGCCTTCGACCGGGCCTTCGAGGACAATCCGCTCACCGCGCCCGATCTCGGACTCACGGAGGCGGCGAACCGGGCACTCGAGTCCGCGAATGTCTACCGCGGCGCCGCGCGCGATCTGGCCGAAGGGGCTCGTGCCCCGCTGGAAAGCTGGCAGGCCCTGCGCGATGCGGTGCGGGGAACCGATGAGGCCAGTGCCGATGCGCTGACCGAGGCCACGGCCGCAGCGGAGCGCTTCGAGACCGCGCTCGACGGCGCCGGACGGGCCGCGACCGATGCTGGTGCCGCCGCGGGTGCTGCCGCAGCTGCAGCCGAGCCCAATGTGGAGACCGCGGTCACTGGTTGGCAGGCGGTCACCGCCGCGCTGTCGGACTACGCCAGCAAAGCCCGCGAGATCGGTGGCGATATCGGTCAGAGCCTCGTCGGCGCTTTCCAGTCGGCCGAGAACGCCGTGGGCGAGTTCGTGAAGACCGGCAAGCTGAACTTCCGCGAACTCGTTACCTCGCTGCTGGCCGATCTCGCCCAGCTCGCGGCGCGGCGGTTCATCCTCGGGCCGATCGCCAATGCGCTCTCCGGCGTGTTCTCAGGGGCGGGTGGCATCTTCGCCAACGTCCTGCATGCGGGCGGCATGGTCGGATCGGCCGGACCCTCGCGGATGGTCCCGGCCATGGCCTTCGCCGCCGCGCCACGGATGCATGCTGGCGGCATGGCAGGACTTCGCCACGACGAGGTGCCCGCGATCCTCCAGCGCGGCGAGCGGGTGCTGTCGCGGCGGGAGGCGCAGGCCTACGGCGCGGGCGGCGGCGTCAACGTCACCATCATGGCGCGCGACGCCGAGAGCTTCCGGCAGTCGCGGACGCAGGTCGCGGCCGACATCGCCCGTGCGGTCTCGCTCGGGCGGAGGGGCATGTGATGGCGTTTCACGAGGTGCGGTTCCCCGACAACATCAGCCGCGGCGCGCGGGGCGGGCCCGAGCGGCGCACCCAGATCGTCGAGCTCGCCTCTGGCGACGAGGAGCGCAACGCCAGCTGGGCCAATTCGCGCCGCCGCTATGACATCGCCTATGGCATCCGCCGCGCGGACGATCTCGCCGCCGTGGTGGCCTTCTTCGAGGCACGCAACGGACGGCTTCATGGTTTCCGCTTCAAGGACTGGGGCGACCACAAGTCCTGCCTGCCTTCGGGCACGCCGTCGCCCACGGATCAGTCGATCGGCGCTGGCGACGGCGCGACGACCGCTTTCCAACTGGTGAAGCGCTACGCCTCCGGCGCGCAAACCTGGACACGCGCCATAGCCAAACCGGTGACCGGAACCGTGCGCATCGCACTGGGTGGCGTCGAGCAGCTCTCCGGCTGGACCGTCGACACCACGACGGGTGTCGTCACCTTCAGCGCCGCGCCGGACGGTGGCGTCGCGATCACCTCTGGCTTCGAGTTCGACGTGCCCGTCCGCTTCGACACCGATGCGCTCGACGTGACGCTCGACCTCGAGCGGCTCGGCTCGATCACCTCCATTCCGCTTCTGGAACTGCGCCGATGAAGACTCTCGCTCCCGCCCTGCAGGCCCATCTTGACGAGGGGACGACGACGCTCGCGTGGTGCTGGCGGATCGCGCGCGCCGACGGCGTGAGCTTCGGCTTCACCGATCACGACCGGACACTCAGCTTCGACGGGACCGACTTCGAACCCGAGAGCGGACTCACTGCGTCCGAGGTCCGCTCGGGCTCGGACCTGTCGGTCGATGCGCAGGACGCCGAGGGCGTGCTGACCTCGGACCGGATCACCGAGACCGACATCCTCGACGGCCGCTGGGACAACGCCGTGGTCGAGGTCTGGCGGGTGAACTGGGCCGACACGAGCCAGCGCGTGCTGATGCGGCGCGGGGCCATCGGCCAGATCCGGCGCGGGCGCTTGGCCTTTGTCGCCGAGGTCCGCTCGCTCGCCCATGTGCTGGGCCAGACGGTCGGGCGGACCTTTCAGGCGACCTGTGACGCCGCGCTGGGCGACGCGCGCTGCGGCGTCGATCTGGAGGCTCCGGCCTTCAAAGGCACGGGCGCCGTCATCGATCTCCTGCGCGACCGCGCCTTCACCGCCTCGGGGCTCGGCGGGTTCGAGGCCGGCTGGTTCACTTTCGGCACGCTGGACTGGACGAGCGGCGCGAACGCGGGGCGGCGCACCGAGGTGCTGGGCCATGACGTCACAGACGGCATCGCTGTGCTGACCCTGCTCGAGGCGCCGGTCCGTGCCATCGACGAAGACGACGCGTTCACCATCCGCGCGGGCTGCGACAAACGGATCGAGACCTGCGGGGCGAAGTTCGCCAACACCGTCAACTTCCGCGGCTTCCCGCATATCCCCGGCCAGGATGCCGTGCTGCGCTACGCCACCAAGGATGGTGGCCACGAGGGAGGCGTCCTATGACGCAACCCCTCGCATTGGCTGACCCCGCGCGCGTCATCGCCATTGCGCGGTCCTGGCTCGGCACGCCGTACCACGACCAGGCCAGCCTGCGCAGCGTCGGCTGCGATTGCCTCGGGTTGGCACGGGGCGTCTGGCGCGAGGTCGTCGGCCCCGAGCCGTTCCCGATCCCGCCTTACAGCCGGGACTGGGGCGAGACCGGCCCGCGCGAGGTGCTGGCCGAGGGCGCGCGGCGCATGACGATCGAGGTGTCGCCTGCCGAGGCAGGTCCCGGCGCGCTGGTCCTCTTTCGCATGAAGCCCCGCGCCATTGCCAAGCATGTCGGCATCCTGACCGGGCCCGACACCTTCCTGCACGCCTACGAGCGGCTCGGCGTCATCGAGGAGCCGCTCACCCCATCCTGGCGGCGGCGCATCGCCTTCGCCTTCCTCTTCCCGCAACGCTGAGACCCCGACATGGCCACCCTCGTTCTCGGTGCGGCCGGCGCCGCCATTGGCGGCAGCATCGGCGGCGCGATCCTCGGCGTCAGCGCCGCGACCATCGGCGGGTTCATCGGCTCCAGCATCGGCTCTGTCGTCGACAGCTGGATCATCTCGTCGCTGGCGCCCACGCAGCGCATCGAGGGCGCACGGCTCGACACGCTGCGCATCACCTCGGCCACCGAGGGCGCGGTCATCCCGCGGCTCTATGGTCGCATGCGCATGGGCGGCAATATCATCTGGGCGACGGACTTCCGCGAGGAAACCAGGACCACGACGCAAGGCGGTGGCAAGGGCGGCGGGGGCGGCAAGGTCAAGACCACCGAGTATCTCTATTACGCCTCTTTCGCCGTGGCGCTCTGCGAGGGCCCGATCACCGGCATCGGCCGCATCTGGGCCGACGGCAAGCCGATGGACCTCACGAGCGTCACCTGGCGTTGGTATCCCGGCGACGAGAGCCAGACTGCCGATCCATTCATCGCGGCCAGGATGGGCGTGGACCACACCCCCGCCTATCGCGGCACCGCCTATGTGGTCTTCGAGGAGCTGGCGCTCTCGACCTATGGCAACCGGCTGCCGCAGCTCTCCTTCGAGGTCTTCCGGCCGCTCGCCGATCCCGACACCGCCGAGGGGCTGACGCAGGCGGTCACCATGATCCCGGCCTCGGGCGAGTTCACCTATGCCACGCAGGCGATCCGCAAGACCGATGGCGGCGCGACGGTGCCGGAGAACCTGAACGCGCTGGCCGATTCCACCGATATGGTGGAGGCGCTCGACCGGCTGCAGGCGATGGCGCCTGCGGTCGAGAGCGTCAGTCTCGTGGTGGCGTGGTTCGGCGACGATCTGCGCGCGGGCTCCTGCAAGGTGCGGCCGGGCGTCGAGGTCTCCGCCAAGGCGACCACGCCCGCCAGCTGGTCGGTCAACGGCGTCAGCCGCGCCAATGCCTTCCTCGTCAGCCGCGATGAGGAGGGCCGCCCGGTCTATGGCGGTACGCCGTCCGACTTCGCCGTGGTGCAGGCGATCCAGGAGATGAAGGCGCGTGGGCTGCGGGTGACCTTCTATCCGTTCATCCTGATGGATGTGCCGCCCGGCAACGCGCTGCCGAACCCATATTCCGACAACGCCGCAGAGACCGGCCAGCCCGCGTTCCCCTGGCGGGGGCGGATCACCTGTTCACCCGCGGCGGGGTTCGCCGGGACCGTGGACAAGACTGCCACGGCCGCAAGCCAGGTCGCGGCGCTGTTCGGCGCGGCGACGCCCGCGAGCTTCAGCGTCTCCGGCCAGTCGGTTTCGTGGACCGGGCCGTCCGGTGATTGGGGCCTGCGACGCATGGTGCTGCACTACGCCCATCTTTGCGCGGCGGCTGGCGGGGTGGACGCCTTCCTGATCGGGACCGAGATGCCCGGGCTGACGACGATCCGTTCGGGCGCCAGCACCTATCCGGCGGTGCAGGCCTATCGGGATCTGCTCGCGGATGTGCGCTCGATCCTCGGGTCGGGGACGAAGATCAGCTATGCCGCCGACTGGTCGGAGTATTTCGGGCACCAGCCGGGCGACGGCAGCGGTGACGTGTTCTTCCACCTCGACCCGCTCTGGGCGGATCCGGAGATCGATTTCGTCGGCATCGACAACTACATGCCGCTCTCGGACTGGCGCGACGGGTTCGAGCATCTCGACGCGGCCGAGGGTTGGCCCGCGATCTACGACCGGGCCTACCTGCAGGCGAACATCGCGGGCGGCGAAGGCTTCGACTGGTTCTATGCCAGCGCGGCTGACCGCACCGCGCAGGTCCGCACGCCGATCACGGATGGCGCGGCCGGCAAGCCGTGGGTCTTCCGCTACAAGGATCTGCGCGCCTGGTGGTCGAACCCGCACTACGACCGCCCCGGTGGGGTCGAGAGCGCGACGCCGACGGCATGGACGCCCGAGTCCAAGCCGATCTGGTTCACCGAGCTCGGTTGTCCGGCCATCGACCGGGGCACGAACCAGCCGAACGTCTTCTTCGACCCGAAGTCGTCCGAGAGCTTCACGCCGCATTTCTCGCGGGGCTGGCGGGACGACGCGATCCAGCGCGCCTATCTGGAGGCGACGTATCTCTGGTGGGGCGAGGCCGCAAACAACCCGGTGTCGTCGATCTACGGCGACCGGATGGTGCACGTTCCCGAATGCGCCGCCTGGACGTGGGACGCACGGCCATATCCGTTCTTCCCCGAGCTCACCGACGTCTGGACGGACGGGCCGAACTGGCGGCTCGGACACTGGCTGACCGGGCGGCTCGGCGCGGTGTCGCTGGCGGCCCTCGTGCGCCATCTCTGCCTGCGCGCGGGCCTGCCCGAGGACCGGATCGACGTCACTGGACTCTGGGGCGCGGTCGAGGGCTACGCCATCACCGCGCTGGAAAGTCCGCGCGCCTCCATCACCACGCTGGCCCGCCACTTCGGCTTCGACGCCGTCGAGACCGAGGGGGTGATCCGCTTCATCATGCGCGGGCGAGCCTCCGTAGCCACCCTTGCGCCCGACGATCTGGTCGCCGCCCGCGAGGGCGACGTGCTCGAACTGACCCGCGGCCAGGAGACCGAACTGCCGCAGGCGCTGAAGTGGCAGGTCGCGCGGGCCGACGAGGACTACGACGCGGCCCTCGTCGAAGCCCGGCGGATCACGGTGGACACGACCCGGATCGCCTCCGAGTCCTTCCCGATGGCCGTTCCGCCCGAGGAGGCCGAGCGCCGCTGCCGCCGCGCACTCATGGAGGCATGGGTGGGGCGCGAGACGGCGGCGTTCCGTCTGCCGCCCTCGCGCCTGGCGCTCGATCCGGCCGACGTGATCCGGCTCGAGCACGACGGGCGGCTGGTCGATCTGCGGCTCGTCTCCATCGCCGACGCCGAGGCGCGCGGGATCGAGGCGGTGCGCCAGGACCGGGCAACCTACGACCTGCCGCCCGGCGATCCTCGCGCAGCGTCGCTGACGCGGGCCGTCGTGTTCGGCGCGCCGGACGCGGAGCTGATGGACCTGCCGCAGCTGACCGAGGACCAGCCCGCGCATCGGCCGATGGTCGCCGCGCACGCGGTTCCGTGGCCTGGCGAGATGGCGGTGTTCCGCAGCCCCTCGACCGACGGATTTGAGTTGCTGACCACGTTCGACAGTCGCGCCCGGATCGGGGCGCTGGTCTCCGACTTCTTCGCGGGCCCCACGTCGCGCTTCGACCTCGGCAATGCGCTGGTGGTCGATCTGCTGACCGGGACGCTGGAAAGCGTCACCGACCTGACGCTGTTCGGCGGTGCGAACGCGCTGGCCATCGAGAGCGCGCCCGGCCTCTGGGAGATCGTGCAGGCGGGCGCGGCCGAGCTGCTGGCGCCGGGCCGCTACAGCCTGACGCGCCTGCTTC